AGTGCAAACCAAGGAAAACAAAGAAGTGACAAACGCATTCGACTACAAAGGTCAGCCATCTGTTTGGCTGAGTGACGAGAAGATGAAACGCTTTAAACAAGGTGAAGAGTTCGCCAAGCGTAAACAAGATAAGCGTGACATCAACGAAAAGAACCAAGTATTTATCTATTCAAAAGCATTGAGCCACAAGAAATGATTGTCAAGATACGCACTTTTTATGGCAGACAAAGGGGTCTGCGAGGCGAGAGACAGACTAAGGTTGACCAAGGTGTAGCTTGGTTGTGCCAGAAGTGTGGTGAGGTGATCTTGTTTGAGCACCTCATCCACAAGCACTTTTGCAGGAAACCGCTTATGCTACAAGTCCATTCAAATACTGAGTCTTCCCTGCCACCTTAACAGCAGTCAGTTCTTGACATTTCAGATTATCAGGATTGAACGAGGCATGAACCCAACCTGAGTTTGGCTGACCTTGTGTGTAAAACTCTAAGATCAATTGGGTGTACTTGAGATTGTCAGCAATCCATTGCGCCAAATCAGGATTTGACACACCATCAATTTCAAAATCACAGGCTTGCCCACGGCAATGGTCTGAGTTTGAAGAGCCACCAGTAGCTTGGTTCAAAGCAGAACACCTAAACCCAGATGAAATCTTCACAGGCTTGCCAAAGTGGTCACGCACTGGTTGTAAGATGTTTTCGCACAACAGACGCAATGACTCTATTTGCTCATCATCTGGAGTGTTGTCAATTCCCAAACGATCAGCAGTGTCTGATCTGGTAAGTTCTTTGAGGGTGAAGTTTGCTGACAGGTTCATGGTTTTCCTTTTAAGGTTTCTCTGACTTGGTTATACGATTCAATGCAAGCATTGAGCTTGATAATAGCTTTATCGCCTTCTTCTGCTATTTGGAAAAGAGTTTTTCCAGCCTCTGCACTAAGTTCGGCTCTTGTTTCTCCTGCACTATCTCCGCTGGTAGGGGTGGTGGATTCGGACACTGGAATGGGGCAGTTGGGCGTTTTGACAGGAATCCGCAACTTGAGAGCACCAGAGTCAATGTCACTATCACGCTTAAGTTTCGCAAGTTTTGCATCTTGATTCGCTTTCTGAAGTTTAGTGGCTTGAGTTTGAATGGCTGAAACCAGCACCTGTTCCTTGGCTCTTGCTTCAGCGTTCAGTTGTGCTATTTCAAGTTGCTGACGAGTTACCTCATCATGCGAACCCTTCCAATACCCACCGCCAAAGCTACTCAGCACCGCTACGAGGATGCCAAGAAGCACATAAGGGTTGAATAGGCTCATGGTGTGGGTGGCTCGTCATTGTCGTTAGCTTCAGCCTTTGCTGTGGCATTGGCTACAGCTTTGATGCCAGAACGACCAGCTACACCTCCAAGCACACCAGTGATGAAGACCATAATGGTTGAGATTTGTTGGCTGTATACCTTGTCGATTGGAGCCATGCCCGACATGGGCTGTGTCACCCATGTTAATGCGAATAAGAACATCGCTACCGCTCCCAACAGAATCGTCACCAAAATCACAATGACAAAAGCCCAAACTCTGACTTCAATTTCTTCAGCCGTTAAACGATTATTTGGTTTATATCCTACTGTAGCCATTACTTTTTCTCCTTTTCAATTGTTACGAGTTGTTCAGGGCAAGTACCTGTGGCGGTACAGATTGGGGGCTTACATTCAGCATTTTGCCAATTCTGAGGGTCTTGGCAAGGGTATCTAAACCTATCTTGGCAACCCATCAACAGAACCAGTGCCATCAAGAAAACTGTTTTCATTTCTCTTTCTCCCTTTCCTTCTGTTCAACCTGTCTTCTAAGTCGTTCAACTTTTTCAAGTTGTTGTTTTGCCTCGTTCTTAACTTCAAGCACATCTAGGTACAGCATTGCGCCCAAGGGCAACAAGAGGGCTATCAACACACAGCAGGATATCCAAGCAATCACTTCTTCCCCCAATGGCTTACGAACACGAACCACAGCCACAGGTAGAGGAGGAATATAAAAGTCACTGTCACTGCCCCTAGCTTTGCTTGTAGGTTTCTTTCTTCCTCCTTGCGTAGCCATTGTTCTTGCCTCTTGAGAGCCTCTTCTTTCAACCTTGCCTGAGTTTGCTCCTCCTCAATCTTGTCCTTCATGTCGTATACAGAACTGTACAAAGCACCCATTTCTGGAGGCGCACTGTAGACGAGACACTCACGAATCTGAATCACCAACCTATCCATCTCTTGTTGCGCCATCACCCTTTTTAGAGCCGCCTCCATATGGTTCTGATTAGGGTCATAGACTGTCAGACTCTTTTCTTCTTCTTCTCTGATGTGTGCCGCCAGTTGCTCCTGAAGTTTGAAGAACTCTGTCAGGTTCTTCACTATGTCTATTTTGACTTGAGTCTCGTCAACATCGACATAATCCGATTTCCTAGACTTAGCCACAGGCTTTGCAACTTGATGCTTTGGGCTACCAGCAAAGAACTTGCGTAGCTTGCTCCAGAAGCCACCAAGTTCCTTGCCGATAGCCACAACCTCATCAGCAGTTCGTTTGACTTGGACAAACTGATCTTTAGCTTGCTTGTAAAGGTCAACACCTTGCTGAATCTGCTTGACCAGCCCTGCCGCCATGAGGCAAATAGTGATTGGGTCAATTTCAGTCTCCTATTCTGTTTGAGCATTAGACAGAACATTAAACATCAATGGGTAGTCAAGTTCAGGGAATAAGCCAGTGACCTTACCAGTTTGTTTAGCACCTTGACCAGCTAAGTAGGAAGCCTCACCAACTAATCTAGGTGAAGATGCGGCTAAATATCCAATACCTAATGGAGTTGAAATCTGGCTACCTAAAAGTCCAGCAGTGCCTATTGTTCCTGCCCCCTGAATACCTCTAGGAGTTACCTTGCTCAAAGCCTGACCAGCCAGTGCTGGCTTGATTGGTATACCACCACCATACACAGGTGATGTGGCTTCAAGTTGACTTACCAAATTGGCTCGTTGACCATAGTTTGTGCTTGCATTGTCACGCAATACAGTTTGCAATTTACGCAAACCAGCATCAGCACTTGCTTTTTTGCCTTGAGACAATGACTTTTCAATTTCACGAACTTGCTCTGCTGTATTTGCATACTGCTTCATTGTTTCAGCGTATGTTGGAGCTTGTCTCTGAATTGTTGACTTTATAGAGTTATAAATGTCTCCAATAATGTCCCTTGATGATTTCTTGGTTATTGGTATATCTGAAAGCACATCATCATAAATTTTTTGCTTCAGAATATCCAAACCTTCAGGAGTGTGAAACTCTGCTGGGTTGCTATTCTTCCAATCATTAATTATTTTTTGTGCTTTTGTGATATATCCTGCGGCATCTTCACTACGCACTTTGCCTTTGTAGTAAACCCTATCTGCCGCTTTCCCTAATGAATTATCTATATCAGTAAAGTCTAAAACTGATTTATCATTTTTGATGTTCACCATTCCAGAACGATACAAATTCTGTTGTTCTTGAATCATTGCTTTAAGATTTGCTTTGGTATCCTCAAGAACTTGAAGTTGGTCAGCAGTACCACGCAAGTTTTCTGTGAAAGACTTAGCCTTTTCACCGCCCTCTTTACCAGCCTGAAATGCCTGTCTAACAGACTCAGACCCTGCACCTGTAATCATTCCCAATGTTGGGGCTACTGCCTGTGCTCCTAGTCTTACAGGGGCTGTGATGACATTTAAAGGGTTGGTGATGTCTGCGGCTTTGGTTAAGACTTTTGATGCTGTACTTGCTTTTGGCGCAATACCAGCACCACCAGTAAACAGCATAGACACATCAGACAAAACTCCAGCAGGGTCAGTTGCTATGGCTTGTTTTGCGCCTTCAACACTGCCATATCTATTTGCCATGAATGCGCCAACTTGTTCAGCAGATTTCTCACCTTTTAGGCGCATCTGCTTTGCCAAATCAGACTCAAAGAAAGGCTCACCCAAGACTTTAGATGTTGCACCAACAAACAAAGTTCCTAAGTCTCTTGCGGTCTGTACAGGGTCTGTAACTGCTTTAAATACATCAGTTGCCATGCTATACAAAGAACTTGGGAAATTCATTACAGCACCAGTAAGAACCTGACTTGGTGTCATTGATGAACTTGCTTGCGGTTCTTGTCTTTGTACCTGAGTTGTAACTGGTGCAGTTTGTGTCGCTGGAGCACTAGGAGTCAAGCCATTTTCACGCTCAAATTTGTCAATTTGTGCATCTGTGTACCCTGCCGCTTTAGCGGCTTGACGATCAATAGTTGCCATGTTTTATCTCCTGCCGCCAGTTATGTTTAATGGATTGACATTATTTCCTTGAATAACAAAACTTGCCAGTGGTGGCAAAGAACTAGATGGTTTTAAAGCATCCAATGCGGCTTTGCTATACCCTTGAACACGCAACACATTATCAAGTTTGTCGTATGCCTTTTTAGCAATTTCTGCTTGTCTATCAAGATTCGCTTTGGCTTGTGCAGGATTCATACCTTTAGTCACCATAGCTTTGTCAAACTCAGCCTTTTCAGGAGCAGTCAAAGCCGCACCAAACAAGTCATTTCTGACTTTATTGACATGATCTTGATATGACTGCCACCATTGGAACAATGCAACTCTGTTGGGTTCATTTGATTTTCCTGCCGCCCATACATCAATGTCACCAGCACTGTTAGTCACATAACCAGCAAATTCTGGCTTAAATGATGTAGTCAAGTCACTCAACTTATCAACCATCCCTGCCTTATCTGCCAACTTAGTGGCATCAGCAAGTTTGATTTCTTTACCATCAGCGGCTTTTTGTTGCTTATCTTGTGCATCTTTGATTTTTATTCTAGCCAACTCAATATTCAACTCTCTAAGAGCATTGCTTGTTTCTCTTGACTGATCTCTAGCATTCTTTTCAGAAGCATATTTCTGAGCATCACTATTCAACTTTGTCAATTTTTCCATCAACACATTTTGATCTTCAAAATCAAGATTTGCAAAGTTTTTAGCAAGTTGATTAGCGTAAGGCAACACTGTTGGATGAATTGCATTACCAGCAATCAATGATTGAATTGCATTGTCAGAAGATGCAGTTTGTACTGCTTGACCATCTGGAGTAATAAATTTCCAAGTACCATCTGGCTGACGCTCAATAAGTTTCTCACCTTTCTTGAGTTCCTTCGTTTCTGGCGCAAGTTTCTTGAGAATCTCACGACCAGCAATAGTTGTTGACAGTTTTTTCTCGACTTCAGGGTTACGAGTTCCATCCTCATTAAATAAAGTCTTGGCAAGTTGTTGAACTTGTAATGACTCAATACCTTGCATTGAATCAAGTGTTTGCTTAACAATATTTGCGCCAGCTTGTCCATAACTTGTTATCAAAGCACTAGCAACATCTTGGTTAATCGTTTTGGTTATTGGGTCAACCAATGGAGTTGTTGGTTCACCAGTTTCAGGATTTATTCCTTTTGCAAGTCTCAATGCCTTAAATTCAAGTTGCTTGGATTGCAAAGACTCAATACCTTGAACACCTTCAAGTCTAGACTTGACAATGTTTGCACCAACTTGACCATATTGAGATAACAACTGGTTTGCAATATCTTGATTAAATGTTTGAGTTGTTGGATTAAATAATGGTGTTGTTGGCTCACCAGTATCAGGGTCTATTCCATTAGCAATGCTTAATGCTCGTGACTCCATGCCACGCTGTTGCATATTTTGACCACGCTCAAGCAAATATCTTTCACGCTCAAAGCCACGAGTTTCTGCAACAGCGGCTTGTT